GAAGTCGGCCATTGTCTTCCTCTCAGCCCTCTTACGGCGGCTATCTCGAATAACCCATAACGGGGGTCAGGCGAGTATTACCACGTTTGAACCGACAACCCCCCGTTTGTCAAGCCCACTTTTCGCCTCCTCACATCTTCCGGGGCATGGGGACCGCCCCCGCCGCCGGCATGCTGTCGGGACGGATGGCTCCCGCCGGCCCCTTGTTCTGCCGGGGTAACGCCGGCTGCGCTCCCGGCACCGGAGTTCCGGCCACGCCGGGCCCGGCACCTCCCGGAACGCCCTGTTGGCCCTTTGGCCCTTGCGCCGCCGCCTGCTTTTGCTGCATTTGGATCTGGTGGCGCTGGATATGCACGTCCCGCTGGGGGCCTCGGGGCGCCTTGAGGTGCACCTGAATGTGCTGGCCGTCGTTGTCCAGGGCGTGAACCATCACCTCGAACCCTTGGGCAAGCATGTCGTTCTCGGTCTCCGGGTCCGCCGCCAACTGTTCCGAGAGGGGTTGGAATATCTGCGGGGCCAGGCGCGGCCCAAAGGTGGTCATCGCCACATGAACCAGGAGCGGCGCGACGTTGAGCGTGTAGCCGGGGTAGAGGTTGGGCGGTATCCCCCGGATCACGTTGAGCGCCGCGATCATCTGTTGGATCTGCGCGGCGTTCCGGGCCGCCTCCACCCCGAACCATTGAAGCGTGATACGCCGGTTCATCTGAACGGGCGAAATGGTCTCCATCGTGGCCTTGAGCCCCATCTCTCCGAAGGCCCGCACCAAAAGGTCGTCTTCGCGGAACTGGTGGTCGTACTCGACGATCCGCTGCACGAGCGGCGTAAGCACCTCGTTTTCGACCACAGTGACGGCGTCGGTGGTGGTCAGCAAGTCCACCTGCTGTTCGTTGGCGATCTCCGCTTGGTTCCTCTTGTTCCCCCGCCCCGTCTGCTGCGGCATCATGGCCGGGTTGACCGAGAGCGCCTGGAAGATCTCGTTCTTGCAGCTCGCCACGATCTCGAAGGCGTTCTTCCAAAGCTCGGGGAACTGGGCAAACCGGGTGCTGTTCGGGTCCACCTCCCAGACGGCGGCCAGGTCGAGGATCATACTGCCGACGCGGGGGTTTTTCTCCGGGTCCGTCAGGATGATGGGCATGAGCGCGTAGGCCGCGCTGTCCATCCCCTCATTCACCGCGTCGTTGGCGGCGATCTGCATGTCCAGGACGCCGGGCCCGATCATGCTGACGCCCTTGAAGACGCCCGGCGACTTCTTGACCGGCGCGGAGAGTATCGGAAGCCGGTCGCACCAGTATGGGTTCAGCTTGCAGCCTAGGATGCGGTCGCCCCCGGCGAAGTAGGCGCGGCAAATCCGCATCTCCCCGCCTACCTTCAGCTTGGCCCAGGTCTCATAGCCCTGAACGTACTTCCCGCCACCACCCGACTTGATGCCCGCCGCGCTGGCAAGCTCCTTGGCGGTGTTGTTCTTGATGTTCGGGTCTTCCTTGGACATAGCTTCCAGCAGGTCTTCGGCCACATCGGCGACGAAATCGCCATGCTCCATCATCCGGCGGACCTGCGCCTTGCTCCATCGCCGCACGACCGTAACGGAGCCGCCGCGCTCCAAGGCGCGATCCAGGCTGTTCACCGTGGCCGGCAGCACCAGGAAGTCGCTATCGGCGATGACCTCGACATCAGGCCCTGCGTCCTCAATCTCCTCCTCGACGATAGTCTCCACCTCGCCGAGTTCGGGCGCTTCGATGCCATCGACTTCCACCGGACGCACGGTCTTGGACACCGCGTGCCTGGCGACCTTGCTCCAGTCGAGGTAGACCGTGTATTGCCCCTCGATGTCGCCGGCCACAAGGAGGGCCGGCAGTACCTCGGTGCGCAGTCGGACGGACTTGATGTAGTGCTCCACCAGGGCCACCAGGGCGTGAGGGTAGTCCGGCTCGCTGGTCACCACCTCGACGTGGCGGTTCGACACGGGGAATAGCTGGTTGACGAACCGGGTTTTCCGCGCCTCCACCGCGTTTCGGACGATGGGCACGAAGATTTGGCTGTTCCCGTTGTAGAACTGCTTCGATCCGAGCTTGCAGTTGTAGGCGTCCCAGAAGTCCATGATCTGGTCGGAGCGGTCCTGCTGGTCCTGGAAGCCCTTTTCGACCGCGTGGAAGATGTCCGTGAGTTTCTCCCGGATCGCCGCCCGTTGGGAAAGCTCGGTGTCCCGTGTGATCCCCTTCGCCATCGTTCCCTTACCTCTGCGCTCGGGCCGAGATATACCGCCGGCCATCGTTGGTGAAAGCGTAGTTCAAGTCCCGGTCCTCATCGTCCGGGGCGCCCGTTCGAAGCAGCCCCGCGAAACTCTCCAATCCTTCGATCAGCGTCCGATAGACACCCTCCTCCGCCCCGTCCGCCAGAACCCCCCGCTTATCGGTCGCCCGGCAGTAGCCGCCGGCAAACCCGTTCAAGGTCCACCGGGCGTCGCTCCCGATCAGAAGGGCGGGGGCTCCCTTCACCACGCGGCGCAAGTGCTGCCGGACGATCTCCCGTCCCTCGGCCTCTACCGTGCCGCGTCGGACCTCCCGCGCCATCCGCCGGAATGCCTGGACGAGCCCGACGTTGTGGTACCGATCGAAATGCGAGGCGGGGACGATGACCCGGACATCGCGCTGAAGCTCCAAGCCGGCCAGGGAGACCATATCGGGAACAACCGTCGCCGGCTCCCCTTCCCGCGCCCAATCCCCCAGAATGCGGATGACGCCGTTGACGAACTGAACCGCCATCGCGGTCACGGAATGGGGCGTTGCGTTAAAGCACAGCCACAGGGGGGCGTGCGAGACGGGGCGTAGGCCCTCGACGACGTTCTGTCCGGTGAAGTCCTCGTAGATCGGCGCGCCGGGACGCATCACCAGGGAGTAGGCCAGGGCGTCCAGGATGTCCCGTTTGCCGGACGGGAAGGCGATAAGCTGGGCTTGAAGCTCGGGCAGGGGCTTGGCGAAGACCACCTCCCGCGCGTTGAAGAACGGCTGAAGCGCCCGGATGCGCTCCGTCTTGCTGCGGGCCGGATGCAGGGCCCGCAAGGGCAGCACCATGCCGCGCTTGACCTGCTCGTGACGGACCGGCTGCAACAGGAACTCGTTAAGCCCCACCTCGTCAACCCCAACCAGGGCGTGACGGTGCTCCGCCTGGCTCTCGAACATGCTGGAAATGATCTCGTCCGGCAGGAGCTTCCGTCCCCATGCCTCCCAAACGACAAGCCGGTTGGAAATCCACGACCACGCGGCGTGACCGGTCTCGCAGGCCCCCGCCGTGACCGTTCGCGCGGGGTCGAACGCCGCGTAACTGGCCTGCCAAGTCCGCACCTCCGGAAATTCCCGGATCATGTCGCGCTTGAACGGCTTGTCCTCGGGCGCCTCGGATCGGCACATGTATTCCTGATTGTATTCGCTGTGCCGCCCGAGGGCGAACATCTGCCGCCGCTTCTTCTCGATGTGCTCCATGGGGAACCGGTCCGGCCACAGGGGGCGCTCAACCCCGTCCTCGTCCTGGTACACCCAGGGGTAGACGTGCACATCAAACCCGCTGTCCGGGTGCTTGAGCCGGTTCGCCAGGCACTCCACGCCCATGTCGTTACAGAGGACGCGGACTTGCAGGGTGGGTTCGTCGCCGGCGGGCAGCAGTTCCGTGAAGAACCAGTTCTGGACCTTCTCGCGGCCCTCCGGCGTGCCGCAGCTTAACCGGTCCTCGATGTCGTCGCAAAGGATAAAATCCGGGCGGGTGTCCTCGCTCTTGGTACCCCGGATCGCCTGCCCCCTGCCCATCGCCTGGAAGACGACGCCCGTGGACAGCTCGAGCTTGTCGTCGCCCCAGGGCTGCCCCCGGAGCTCACCGAAGAGCGCGATCAACCGTTCGTTCTTCTCGAACTGCCGCCGGTTGGCGTGAAGACGTTCCGCCGCCTTGTCGAAGCTGCTTCCGACGATCAGGGCGTGCTTGAACTCCCGGAAGCTGCCACGAAGGCAGAGCGCCTCCTCGGCGATGGTGCTCTTGGCGCTTCCCCGGAAGGCCACCTCGCAGACGTTGCGGATGGGCGAGTGGAACCGGTCGATGATCTGGTATTGGAAGTCCGGCGTCGAATGGCTGTGCCGGTGGGCGAACAGCACCTTGTGCGCAAGACGGCGATCCTTCGCCAGCTTGACGAGGGCGTCTTCCCGTTCGTCAAGAACGAGGAGCGTCACTTCGGATACGATCCAGGATGTGGCCGATGGTGGCCTCGAACGGCCAAACGTCCCCCGCCACGAGGAAGGCCCGCTCGATGATGGCGACGCACCGCGCGCGTTCGGCGGCGATGGCGTCGGCGACGCGGGTCGCGGATGTCGGGTCCGGGAGATAGCTCATAGCGGTTCGCTCCGGTAGTTGTCCTTGATGTGGCGGTTGAAGAACCCCCCAACGCTCGATGTGGCCGTGAGCCCCCGCCACACGGCGACGGGAACCCCGTAATACCCCCGCCGCGTACCGTCCCGGAAGGTCAGGACCATCGCCCGGCTTTCCGGTTCGTATTGCCCCTCCGTGACCAGGCAGGAGCCGGCGAACCTCGCGCCCTCGGTCCCCATGGCCATCCCGTCAGCCGGCGGGCCGCTGCTGCGGGGCGGTCATGTCGGACACGACGCCCTCGACGATCTGCGCTCCGGTGGCGCCAACCGCCTTCTCGATGGCCGGTTCGGCCCGCTTGGCCACATCGCTCACGATCGGCGCCAGGGAAGCGGCGGTCGGGGACGCGGCAATCATCGCCTTGGCCTCGGGAACCAGAACGCCAATGGCCGTGGCCGCGAGACCGCCAATCAGCACCTTCCAGTCGGTGGAGCCGCTGGCCGCCCAGGTCGAAACCTGTCCGAGGGCCACCCCGATCAAGGCGCGGCTGGTCGGTTCGTTCAGACGGTCGGTAATCCAGGACATGGCGGTCCCCCGGTTGGGAATACGAAGCGCGGCCAGTCTACGGCCACACGGGGGGAGGTGTCAAGGAGGGGAGAAAGGAGGCCAGCCGTCCGAGGGGAAGTGTGGGAGGAAGGAACCGGGCGGCTGGCCAGTAGTCGGGACGTAATCCCATGCCGTGGGTCGAACCGTAGACCGGCAGGGAGGGGCGTGTCAAGCGCTTTTGGGCCGTGTGGCAATGCCAAATTGCTCCAAGTACGGTCGGTTCGGGAGGTACGCCCCGCGTTTTTCCACCCGTCCCTCCGTGCCTCCGGTTTTCCCCGAACCGCTGGCGGCTGCCGCCTCCCCCGGTGTCGGTGGTCCGATAGGGCCCCCGGTGTGGCAGTGCCAGAGGGTACCCCCTCTCCTATATCGCGTACGTAGGATACGCGTACGGAGCGCGACGTGTCAAGGAGAAACTGGCGTTGCCACACGCTACGGCCAGATACCTCCCGCACCGGAGGAGGCCGGGGGATCGGCGGCGGGCCGGCGAGGGGGCACCCTTACGTTTACGTAAAGGGCGTGACGTGGGCGTAAGGCGCCTACAGTTTACGTGAGGGACTTAAAGCGCACTTTAACCCGCCCGCGCACCCGTCATATCTCTGAGAACGAAGAGTTACCGCGTGAGCGCGTGGGAAGGCCCAGGACGGCCGAAAGCCTCTCCCAGGTACTGCCCTAGCCGGCCACAACGATGCGAGCCCTGGGCGGCCCTGGCGCGGGGCATACGGGGCTATCTAGGCCAAGGGTTACGGGTGGTAGCCGCTTGGAGCCTATCCGATACGGCCACACTCTCACCACTCGAACGCCCCTCTAGGCTAAGAGG